CAATGCGACTCTATTAATACTGAAATTAAAAATAAAAGAGCCTTAGATAAGGCAACCTTATTTATCAAAAATGCATTAGAACCTATAATGCGTGAAATAGGGATGCCTCAAATGGCTGAGGGTGAATATGCCCCTCAAAATAAAAGTGAGTTAAATCTTTATGAGACATTGGGAGGATTTAAACAAAACTTTGAAATATCAATTGAGAAAATAGCAGAGTACGGATTTCAAGTAAGTGACTACGACAAGATAGAACGTCAATTAAAAGATGATCTTGTAAACTTTGGTTTTTGCGTAGTTAAAGATTATACAGATAATGAAAGCGGAATATCAAAGGTTAAATATGTTGATGTAACAAAGTTTATTTGTGCGTGGACAGACCAAAACCAAGGAGATAATTCTCCATTTGCAGGACACTTTGAAAAATATAGCATTCCAGAAGTGAGAAACCTTTTGTTAGCAAATGGATGGGATGAAGAAGATGTTGAAGAGCAAGTGAATCGCATAGCAAAGTGGGCATTTGATTTGACATACTCAAATGACCGATATGGTTGGTCTTGGTATTGTCAAAGAGATACTATCACAGATAGAATGAGATATGATGATTTCTTTGTAGATGTTTTAGAATTTGAATACATTTCAAAAGATACAAGTTTTTACAAGAAAAAAAATAGAGATGGTATTACAACCTTTTATTCTGATAAGTTTGGTGAGTATGTAGATAGTGAAAAAAAGAAGACTGTAGTTGTAGATGCTCATACTATTTATGAGGGTTGGTTTTTACCCGGTGCAAACATTACTGTAGGTGGTAAGCAAAAAAATATAAAGAGGGTAAATAAAAAGAAGCCTCAACTTTCTTATAGATTTGAAAAGGTTTCTGGAAAGTCTATTACTGAGACTGCTATTCCTATTTATGACTCTCTCCAAATCAATCACTTAAAACTACAAGCCGCTAAATTAGCCGCTGCTCCTAAAGGTATTGCTATTGATATTGGGTCTTTGAATATTAATTCTATTGGAGGTACTATGTACACTCCATTTGACTTAGTTCAAGTTTATTCCCATACCGGGAACTTTTTCTACAAATCTTCTTTATTGGGAGGAAAGGTAAATACAAATAAAACTTTTGAAGAACTAGAAGGTGGTGTAGGTAAGCAATTGTCCGAATGGATTATGGCATATCAACACGATGTAGAGAAGTTGTTACAGATTACAGGCATCACTCCAACAATGGCCGGATCTCCTCCAAAAGGAGACAAGTTAGTTGGTATTGCAGAATTAGAAATAGACGCTACAAATAATGCGTTATGGCCATTACAACAAGCATTAGAAAGAATCAAAGTTAAAGCGGCTGAGAATTTAATATTAAGAACTCTAGTTACTTGTAGATTTGATGAAGAGGTTAAGTCTTTTTATTCAGATGTATTTGGCAAAGAGGCTATAAATTATATGTTGCAAGGGGCTGAATTCACTTTAGAAGAATTAGGCCTTTCTTTAACAAATAAGATATCAAATACTCAGAAATTTAAAATAGCTGAAGCTGCTGAAACGGCATTAAAAGTAGGTAGAAATGGTATGCCGGAAATTGAATTATCTGACTATACCATGATACTTGAAATGTTAGAGAAAGGAAGATTAAAAGAGGCTACATGGTACTTGACATATAAGAGTTCGAAAAAGAGAGAGCAGAATGATATGATGTCAATGCAAAACCAACAGGCTCAAAATCAGGCTATGCAAGAACAGTTATTAATGAAGCAAAAGGGTGAGATGGAGTTAATGCAAATGAAGGCAGAGTTAGAAATTAAGAAAGAGGCTGCTTTATCAAACATTAGAGTTAAAGAAAAGCAAATGATTATAGCCGCGGAAACTCAAGGGACTATTGAGGAAATTAAAGCGGAAGCATTCTTACAAAAAGAGACCGGTATGGAAATTACAGGTCAAGTAAGAAATAAAGAATAACACAAATAAAAAACACATATGGAAAGCGAAAACACAATTAACTTCTTCGACTATATTGGTGCGGAGTCACAATCTAGTCCACAACCAACACCAACTAATGTAGACTCAGAAACAACCCCATCACCTGTTAACGATTCTACTCCAAGTGAAACAAGTCCATCAGAACCTACTCCTTCAATAGTATCAGATGATACTACTTTTTCTGCGTCTGACTTAAAGGCTATATTTGGTGATTTTGAGTCTTTAGATTCTATTAAAAGCAAGTATGAAGCAGTAAATCAAAAGGCATCTAAGTATGATGAGTATGAGCCTTTCTTAAATGAGCAGGAAACATTATTTAAAGAGTTGGAAAGTCCATTTGTAGATGACACTCTTGCATCCTTAAACTCATTCATGAAACACACTGGTATTAAAGATCGTTCTGTAGCTGAAAAGTTTGTAGGTAAAACAGCAGAGGAAATAAAACAAAGCCCTATCCAAACAATGGCACTAGCACAAGTATTGGAAGACCCATCTCTTTTGAAAGATATTAGCTTTGAAGACTTGTGTGATGCAATTGCAGATGAAAACAATACCTATGCCGATGTAACATTTGAAGACGCTCCAAAAATCATGAAAATGAAAATTGGAAAAAATGTTGCTGTCGTAGAAGAAAAATTAAAAAATATTAGCGAAAACAGAGATATTTTATCATCTTTGCGTAATAAATTCAATGAGTCTAAAGAGACTATTGAAAAAGTTGTGAATCAATGGAAGCCAGTAGTTGGTGATTTGACAAAAATGAGTGAGTATGAGTTGGAAGTTGAAGGTTTGAAAATTAAAACTCAGGTGTCTGAGCAAACTAAAAATCAACTTCAAAATGAATTAATCTCTCTAATTAAATCAAATCCATCATTACCTAACGACCAAAATGTTGAGCTTATGAATAATTACATTCGGAGTCGAGTGGAAAATCTTGAAGCAAAAAACATTTACAAGGCACTCATTAATGCTGCTAAAGGGGAGGCCCGAGAGCAAACAGCTAAAGAGTTCCACAATGGATCAGAGGTTAAGAAAACAGAAAGGCCAAATACAGGAAGCGAGAAATCCCAACTACAACGCTACTTTGAGTCACAATACTAAGATTAATTGTTAAATTTAAAATTGTACTAAAATGGCATTTTCATCTCCAGTAGCAGCCCCCAGTGGTTTAAATGGGTCGTTGCTATCTTTATTCGATGCAAGTTACACTACAGGTTTATTAGTGCCTCACTACTTGCGTACTCTTAAAAACAAATTCGGTGATAACGGTCTTTCTGACTTCCAACTTTTGATGGGACTTGGAATGAAGCGTGGTGTTCAAAACGTAACAGGATGGCACTGGGAAAAGGGTCTTTATGACGCTCCGGTTGTAGTTAACGCTACTGTTGCTGCTCCTGGTGCAGGTGTTGCATTAACTTTTGTTTCTGACACTTCAGCAGGTACTGTTTCAACACCTCCATCTTTCCCATATGTTGACCAATTTGCAGGTTATACTTATGCTAAAGAAGGGCAAATCTTAATGAACACTAGTGTTGCAACTTTACCATTGTATCTTGTAACAGGTGTATCTGGTGTGAACGTAACTATCAAACCTTTGAACTCATCTACTAACGAAGCCGCTACAGCAGGTGACGTATTTGTAGTTACAGGTTCTGCTTGGGATGAAGGAACTGCTCAACCAATCTCTTCTCAATCTTTTTGGACTAAGTATTCTTGGAAGACTCAAATCTTCAAAGAAACTTACGAATTAACTGGTACTCAAAAAACTAACGCTCCTCAATGGATGGAAGTTGAGTATGGTGATGGTAAGTCTAAGAAGATGAATGGTTTCTTCTACGAAGGTCAAGATGAAGCTGAATATCGTTTAATTAAGCAGATTGCTTTGTCTATGATTTTTGGTCAGTCAGCTAACAACACTGGTATTCCTCAAACTTTCTCTGGTTTGGATGCTGAAATCACTTCTCGTGGTTACACTCACTCAGCAGGTGGTGCAGGTGCTTTTGGTGTTGCTGATTTGCGTACTATTGCTTCTGTAATGAGCAGACGTTATGCAAGTAACTTGTTCTTAACTTGGTTAACTAATGAGCTTTATAGCGACTTGAACCAAGAAATTTCTTCAGGTTCTTCTGCATACGAATTAGGTAACGCTAACTTGGTTAATGCTACAACTCAAGCCATTGCCGATGTATTCTTCGGAGGTAACATGGAGCAGACTCAAACCTTGTTCAGCACATTCTCATGGCAGGCACTTAACATAGATGGATACAACTTTGCATTAAAGAACGCTCGTTTCATGCAAGATCCTGCTACTACTGCTGCTAACGTATCATCAGGTCTTCGTCAACGTGGATGGGTTATTCCATTGAACAAAGTTGCTGATGCTGAGGGTGTATTGCGTAACCGTATCGAGTTGGTTTACAAAGAAATGGATGGATATAGCCGTTTCATGGAAATCACCGATGATGGTCGTGCTTCTGCTCGTAAGATTGGTCCATATGATGTGGCAAAACTTTATTTGTCATCTGACCTTGGATTTGACTTCTTTACTTTGGAGCAGTTCACAAGAATCACAGCCTAATTAATTTAGGAATGTAAATAAAAATGGGGGAGGGTAAAACCTCCCTCATTTTAACTTTAAACACAAAACACAACAAATAAAAATTATTAATTATGCTATTTGCAGACAACAAAAAATTCGTCTTAGATGAAGAAGATTTGGCACAATTAACCTCTGTATTTCCTGACTTTATGAAAGGGAAATCTCTAAGAGTTAATTACAACGAGAATGTTATTCAAAAGATAGAGACTAATAATCCTAGAACACCTCACGTTTTTTCTAAGCCATTACATTCAATTTTATTGGTTAGTAAGTGGATTGATGATGAGACAGGTGAGCAGAGAGAAATTAGATATTCAAACCAACCTCCTAGATATAGAGGTGATGGATCTTCTTACTTCCCGGAGAAACATTTGGTAATTGATAATTCTTTTTCTTTCAACCCTTCGAAAGATAAAGAGTTATTATGGTTTTGTTATAACTTTTCAAACTTGTTTTCTAATAGCCTTGTTGGGACTCATTTATCTCCATTTAAGTTCTTAGTAGAACAAGCAGATGCCTTGGCTAACACTAACGATGTTATTGCAGAATCAAATGCTAAAATTGCTCTTGCACAGATGTCTTTAGAGAAGTTAAAGCAAATTGCTGAGAACAAATTATCAGTAGGTGTTGATGACACTAAAGAGATTTTATTATCTAAGTTCTACAGCACAATGGATAAGAACAAGCAATTTAAGTCTTGGATTATCGGTGGCGTAACTAAAATGCAAGACAATACAGAGGCTTTAACTCTTGTTGAGCAGGCTGGTGCTTTGGGTATTTTAAAGTCAAATGAGGATGGTTCTCAAACAATCCTTGACTATAATGGCAAAGAAACCGTTGTAGCCGACATTTCTTTTGAGGATAAAAATGCTTTAGCATCTTATGTAGGAAAGGAGAAAAAGTTGTTTACTACATTAAAAAAAGCATTGTCGTAAGCCAACCAAAATAATCTTTAAATAGGGGTACGAGTGTACCCCTTTTTATTTATCTTTGTGTATAATTTAAGTAAAAATGGCTACATCTCTTAATTTTAATACAAGCACAAAGAAGTATTATGGTACAACATCTCCATCTGCTACTATTTATGCTAAGGTATATGACCCTTCGGGTAATTTGATTTTGAATAAAAGTACAACTGGTAATGCTTTTATTACAGCTTCAACGTCATCCTCTTTATATAACCTTCCACTTGATACTTCAGGAAACGTAGTACAGGGTGTATACACATTTGAGTACGATACTGTGTCGGGTATGCCTGCTCCAACAACGGAGACATTTACATATTTAGGCACAACTCAAAAGACTTTATCATTCGCTGTATCAAATGATTGCAACTTCTTCCCAAATGGGCAGATTTCTGCTGTTGATTCTACGGATTATGGTAGCCAAACCATTGTTACTAGAAGCATTGAGTTATATTATCCTAATGGATTAGTTCCTGCACCAGTTACAAATCCTGTAGTAACAACTACAGCGGCTACATTGGTTGTAAATCAGTTAGCAACTGGGATGTGGACTGGAATAATTACTACTAATTTATCTTATACTCAAGACGATGGCTTAGTTATTTTCTATGAGTTGAAAGATGTGTTGAACCACAATGTTGCTTGTAATGCTCAGTTATGTAGTGTAAACTCTTGCTTAGATAAGATTACCTCTGCATACTCTGCTGACATTGCTTGCGGATCATCTACTCCAAGATATGCTAATGAGTTAACTCTTGCTAATGCTTATTATACACAATACCAAATCGAAAGGTCTTGCGGCAATACAGAAGCTGCTGATGCTTATGCACAGAAAATTGTCAATCTTGTTGGGCAAGGCGGTTGTTCTTGTGGCAGCACTTGCGGTTGTAGTGATTGCACTTCTTGTGACACCGATATTGTTCCTCAATGGATTAATAATACGACTAGTGAAACAGGTTATAAGTCATATGTAGCTCTATTAGAGCAGACAGGAACTTCTGACCCTGTAGTAACAGTTTTAGAAAACAGCATTGGAGATATTGTTTGGACAAGATTTGCTTCAGGTATATTCAATGGAACTCTAGCAAATGTGTTTACAGCAGATAAGACCTGGTGTTCTATTACAGTTCCAACTAATGCCTATTCAGGCACAGTTGCTTGTGGTAGGTCAACAGATAGTATTGTTAAGGCATACTATACTGATGGAGTTGGGTCATCATTAACAGTTCAAGTAGAAATTAGAGTATACTATTAATAGATTATGAATCTAGACGAAATATTAAACCAAGTATATAATAAGATAGGTAAGGATGCCTATGGTAACCTTATTACGCCTGAAAAATATAATGAGGCTCTTGACTATGTTAATATTCAAAAGATAAATGATTACCTTGAATTATTTGAGCAAGACCAAGAGATAGCAGATAACATTAGGCAATTTATTGTAACTCTTGGTGACAATAACATAACTCCTTTATCTTTGGATAGTTATGGGTATGGTGTATTACCAAGTGATTATTTAAGATACGGTAGAGCAAGTAGATATGATTTTTTAAATACAGATACCGGATCTGAATTAGAATACAGGCATATAGAAATGTTAACCAATAAAGACTTTGCTTATAGGTTATCAACATCTCTATATAAACCAAATTTAGCGAGACCGATTTGCACCATTCAAAATGATAAGATATTGGTAAGACCTCAAGGTATTCCTGCCATTAATTTTACATATGTAAGGTATCCACTAACTCCGTTTTTTGATTATGATATCATAACAGCAACAGGAATGCCTTACTACTTACCTCCAGGAACAACTCATCAAAATACAGCAACTCTAACTTGTAATCCTAACTTTACTCCAGGTGACCCAAGTTTAAGTGTTGAATTTGAATATTATGATGACGTTCATATTGACTTGGTAAATGAGTTGACTAAATACTTTATGATAAACTTGAAAGACTTGAATTCTTTAGGTGTATTAGAAATTGAAAAAGGATTGATGCCATGACAAAGAGAGAGCTTATAGAATTAATACAAGAGCGTTTGGCTAGTGGTGATGTTCCTAATGATATTTTAGGTCGTTATAAATACAACACTGTTGCTGCTATGCTCGATGTAATTTATCAAGAGGCATCAAGTGCTGACAATGAATTAGGTCAGACTATGGCTACGGCATATGATGTTGATGTTACTTGCACTAATGGAAAGTATGTAAGCACCCTTCCGGTATCTCCTATAGCAGGAAATAAGTCTATTAAGTATGCTACAGATTCTTGCTCCAATACTTATTTTGCTCGACAGACTGAAGATCAAAACATTTTCTTGAGTACAATAAAGAACATGGCAAGACCAGAGTTTTATGCGAGAGGAAAGCAAGTTTCATGGACTTGCAAGCCACATTCAGATACTGTTACTTTTTATATAATACCATCTTTTTTAGATACGGATGAGAACGATGAGGTTGTTATGCCTTCAGCTATAGGTCCTATATTATTAAAAGTTATTGAATTAATAAGGGGTACAGATGTAAGACCGGAGGAAATGATAAATAATGCGTTGGATGATAGTTCACCAAAAATAGGATAATAAGACATGGAAGGAACACCTGTAAAAAATATAGAATACGTTATTCAATCTGCTCTAAATAGGGTCAAAGGTCAAACTGCTGAGATACCTCGTTTAGAGCAAATTGCCATTGAATGGATGACAGAAGTTGTTCGAGGTACTACAGCGTTTCCATGTATGAAAGTTGCTCACTTACAGGTAAATAGTTTGAGACAAGCACCACTACCAAGTGACTTTATGAGGTACTCTAAAATAGCACTTAATGTAGGGGGAAGATTAATAACATTAGGTCTTGACCCAAATATGTCTATACCTACAACAATGGAGGCTTGCGGATTTGACCAAATGTCTAACCCAAATGTGTCTAATCAAGGTGTGTTTTTTATTGACCACACATGGAGAGGCACATACTACCCTGCCCTATTTGGTATGGGGGGTGGTTTTAATGAGGCTTATTATAGAATTGACCCAACCAATACTTTTATCCAATTGTCAAATGGCATTGAAGGAAAAGATATCGTATTAGAATATTTAAGTACAGGAAAGGATGTTAACTCTCAAACACTTGTCCCTCATTATTATATAGAGCCAATGCGTAATTATATTATATGGCAATTAGCGGAGTTTGAGCCTCAGAAATATCCTGTTAACGCAAAAGATAGAGAGAGAATTTACACAGAGTCTATGGCTGATGCGGCTATGGCAACAGGAAATACTATTGATGAACTTCTAGACGCTTACTACTCAGCACCTGGATTAAAATTGAGATAATATGTATTCACAAAATATAACCTTTACAGGTGGGATAAATACTGATGATGAGGATCGTTTCATTACCGATGGTGACTACAGGAATGCAAACTATAGTAGAAACTATGGTGTTGGAACGTCTAATGATGGGGCTATTCAATCTGTAACAGGAAATCTATTATTTAATAATCCAAAATTAGCATTAGGAAGTAATGTTATAATAGGTTCTTGTGAAGATGTCGAGAGTAGAGGTTATAAACAAAGTGGAAGTTTAATATTATTCGTTTACAACTCATTCAGATACCATTCTATTTGGAGATATAATACCGTAGACAATCAATACGAATTAATACTACAAGACCCAATATTAAACTTTCAATTAGATTATAAAATATATCATGCTGCTGTTGTAAATGGACTTCTTTATTGGACTGACAATTACTTCACTTCATATGGATTAGATACATATGGTTTGCCCGATTTTAATCCTCCTAGAAAGATTAACATTGAAAAGGCAATTGCATATACTACAAGTGGAGGAACTGACCCAAATGGTTATTCAGAAATAACTTTTAATAATTTAGATTGGATTAAGCATCCTCCTCTTTTCTCTCCTACAGGCCAATATATAACTGATACTGCTGAATCGAGCAATAATTTAGCAGGCAAGTTATTTCAGTTTAGATACCAATATATATATGATGACAATGAGGAGTCTGCATGGTCTCCGATTTCTGATTTACTTTTACCTACTCAAAATGAGTACATAGCAGGAATTACAAACATCAGCCCATATGTAGACAACACTATTGAACTAAATATAAATACAGGCAGTTCTATTGCTACCATTATTCGAGTTGCGTATAGAATTGGAAATACCGGGGAGTTCTTTTTATATAAGGAGTATGATAAAAGTGAGCAAGGATGGTCAGATTATACTACTCAAGTAATTACTTTTAAAAACGAAACATCTGGACCTGCTATAAGTAACTCTGAACGTAATTATGACCTTATCCCTCAGATTGCAAAGTGCGTAGAGTATTTACCATCCAATGAGTTTGCAATAGGTAACATAGTTGAGGGTTATGACAAACCTGATTTGCATGGTGTTGATTTTGATTTTGATGTTGGTAGGGTTGTAATAGACGATACAGCATTCACAGCCCCATTGGCTGACTTTATAAATATATACGATGCTTCTTTGCCTTTAATAAGACATAATGTTATTAGTCTGAATAATGCAAAAGGATATTCGTTTGTAAAATATAGATTTGAGCCAGGGGATATACTTATTCTTCAATTAAAACAAAGTTCTGCAACTGCAACAGCTAATAATAATTTATTAACTCCAAATCCTATACTATACTACACTGTACCAAGTGTGGATGGAAGTGTATACACTACTGACTTGCAGAAAATAGACTATGTTTCACAAGACTTAGCAAATTTTCTTAACGCTAATGGAGTGGCTTGCGGTGTGTCTCCTGCTGGAACTTTTACTTACGATGGAAACCCTTTAGTTTGGTCTACTGTTTTGTTACTTTCTAACACTTGGTATAACCAAACAGATTGGCAGTTAGATACATCTAACACAGAGTCTTATAAGTTAGAGATAAATGTAGTAAGAACAAATAACGCTAAAAGGACATTTAAAACAGGAGCTACTCATGAGTTTGCAATTCAATATTATGACAGAGCAAATCGAGATGGGACTGTATTGACGATGCCTGCTGGAAGTGTTTACAATCCATTTTATTACGACTATCAAGATAGTTATTTGAATAATATTTGTTCTTTAAGAAGACAGCCTTTTTACACGACAATGCAGATGACAATACCTAATGATTTTCAGCCACCAGAATGGGCTACTAATTATCAGATATTGTATAAGCCATCTACTAATATTGCCAACTTTCAACAGAGGTCAGTAATTAAGGCAACTTATAATCCAGATACAACAGTTAAGTTATCACTCGACAATTATTATAAGCCTAATTATGAAGGTGCTTCAATTAATCAAACTCCTTCAAAAGGAGACTTTATAAGATTTGTTAGAAAAAGAGCATTATTTACAAGAGAAGCAGTTCTTGTAATATCTAATGGGCTTAATTTAGGGTCTATAACTAGACCTTTAAATCCTGTTTTATTAGATACATATTACTTTTTATTTGAATCAAATCCTCCTACGAATGACCATCTAACAGTTTTATGTGACCCTACAGGAGCGTTTTCTCCTCCAGGTGCATTTGATACAGAGCCTCCTCCTGCTATTTTTACTAGTTATAGATTTGAATACAATTCTGAGTTTACATTAAGTTGGGATTTGGGATATGCAAATCCAACTTCAGCTACAATTCAGTTTGTACTTTATAACACTAGCACAGGTGCGTTTATAGGCACGTTAAGCTCAAATGTTATAACAAACCCGACAAATGGAATGACTGTTAATATAAATAACGTAACTCCATTTATATCATTAGGTCCAGGTATAAATGTTTCGTATGGTGTTGCTGTTGAATTTGCAGGAGGTGTTGGAGCTTATGCTCCAAATGCTACTTTAAATTTCTCTAGTTACACAATGAGTGCATATAGAAATCTTGTGGACTATGATGATTATAATTACTACCCAAGTTACGTTACAAATACTGATGAGATAAGTTACGAACTTAATGTTTTATCTTATAATCCAGGCGGTGAGGGAGAGGCTGAGTCTATAACTGTAAATTATTTTGACATTTCCTTATTGGGTGATTATTTATTTTATTCTGGAAATAATGACCATAGAGGTTTTGCTTCAGGAGGCTTTCAGATAGAAATATACACTCCAAAAAAAGAGGCTGAAAATGACCCTTGGTTTGAGACAGGAATAGAATGGGACATTATAGACCCTCACACTCCCGATAGAAGACACAATGGGAATACGGCACAAATAATAGGCTCTCAAAGAGGTGTTGTAGACTTAGATTGCGGAGACGTTTACATAAGACAACGTATTATGGCAACAGGCTATGACTATGATGGGGCTTACGAAGATGTTAATGATGCCAATGATATTAGAGGTGCTTGGTTCTGTGAAGACCCTCACTACTCTGATTATTATATTTCTAATTGGAATAATAAAGGTAGGCTTGGATTATACTCTCCATTTGCTAAAAGACAAGAATTAAAGGCTACTGTTTACCATACAAATTCTCTTATTGATAACACTCAAATAAATGGATTAAGCAGGGTTGAATTTCAAAACCAAGTATCATTAAAAGATGAGCATGGAGGTATAAATAAATTACTACAAATAGGTGACACTTTAAAGGCGTTTCAAGATAGAAAGATATCATCTATTTATGTGCAAAAAACATTTGCCCTTAATGGAGATGGCACTAACAATGTTATTATTTCAGATAGGACATTTGCAACTGTAAGACCACATGATGATGACTACGGATGTATACACCCAGGGTCAATTAGTAAGTATGAAAATAATGTGTTTGCATATGACTATTTTAACTCGTCAGTTATAAATATAACGCAAGGAGGTATTGTAAATATCTCAGACAAGATGAGTAAGTTCCTAAACGGCATAAATACTTTTACACAAAACATAGATGCTATTGGATATAATGTGGCTAATATATGGTCTAATATCAATAGACTTCATGGAGAGTATGCTATATATGTTTCAGACCAAATAAGCGTAGGAACTCAAGAGTCTAAAGTTGAAGGGTTTAAAGCTAAGGATACTGTTATACTTGAAGGTGATCTTACATCTATATTTGTTACAGGCTTCGTATTCTCAACTATAGGGGCTATAAATGCAAATAATAATGTTTCCGATTTAGTTGTAATATCATCATCATATAATGCCGTTAATGATACTACATCAGTTATAACAAATAGTGATGACTTAACAGCCGAGAGTAGTTCACCTGCGATGGCAGTATATAATGTTGTGGGTAATTTGGAGAATGGGTTTAGTATTCACTATTCTTTCTTAAAGAGTCGTTGGATTTATAATGGTAAATTACCTGTTTCATTTGCCACTCAATACGGAATTCATTGCCTTACTTCTGGAGGATTAGACTCTGCAACTTATGGAATGCTATATGAAGAGAATTTAGGAGATGAGTTGACATTTTATGGAACAGGGCAGGCACAAAGTATAGAGTTTCCTATTAACGTAAACCCTACAATTGTTAAGAGGTTCTTGACTTTTATGACCCAGTCTAATATGCCATTTTCAGTTAGTGTAAATATTCCTATTACAAATCAATACCCTACAGGAATGTCCTCAACCATAGGAACGGCAAACTTTAACAATCAAGAATCTTACTATGTTTCTAAATATTTCCGAGATGAATCTGATCCTAACCCATTTATTACAGGTGTTTTAAAGAGGCTAAATGGTCGTGAGTTGCGTGGATATGTTTTAAACCATACATTAACAAATTCAGACACCACTCAAAAAATGATACTTATGAGTGTTCAATGTAATTTTGTTCCATCTGAGCCAATACTACAATAATTTTTTGTATATTTGGGACATAATTAAATGTTATGGCCGGATCTCCATTTCCTTATGCTCAACTTGCTGATACTGCTGTAGGTGTAGGCACAGGTGTATATCAATTGATAAAAGCTCGTCAGTTACAAAAACAACTTGGTGAAAGACCTGTATATGATTTTAATTATGCAAAAGATGCTGTTGCAGGACAATTAGCATTAGCCCAAGGTGAAGCACCGGGTCTTTCTCAGCAAATGACTGCCGCCAATCAATCTCTTGCAAATACAACACAAAATATTGCAGCTATGGCCCCATCTGGAGCCGCAGGTTTAGGTGCTTTAGTTCAATCAGGTGCAGCTAATCAGCAGATGCAAAATGATATATTAGCAAATGCTCTCCAACAAAAAATGGGACTACAGCAAAGCTATTTGCAAGGGTTATCTAATTTAGAAGGGTATAATCAAACAGCATTTGACATTAATAAAATGCAACCATATCAAATGAAGTTAGGTGAAATATCTGCTCTTAAACAAGCAGGTATGCAGAATATAGGCGGTGGAGTTTCTAACTTAGCACAATCTATTGATGCTTCAAGAATGCAAGAGTCTCTAACCGATAGTTATTCACAAATATCCTTGCAGCAAATGGTTGATTCAGGACTTATAAGTGAAGAAGCCGCAAGAAAAATGGGTTGGAAAGGAACTAAATCATCACAATAATATGGCAGAACCATTTACACAAGTACCACAAGGACAAGTAGGAACAGGAACTGCTTACGTTCATCAATATCGAGATAATTCAGCAGCTATACAAGCATTAGCTGAGGCTAAACGTCAACAAAGAATAGATCGTGAAAAGAAATTAGCGAGTCTAAAGGATTTTAATTACGGAGAGGTTGTTGACCAAACTATGGCTAATGAAATTAGAAATGATTACAAGGAAGGTTTGGACTTTTTTGCACAAGTATTTGTTAATGGTGGTGACCCAACAAACCTAAGCACAGAGGAGGGAAGGATGTTCTCCGAGTTTAAGCAAAAAATACAAGACAAGGCTAAACAGGCAAATAGTGCGGATGCTAGGTACAAAAAATATTACGACATTATAGCTAATGATAAGTCGCAAAACTACGACCAAGATGTTTGGACTGCGTTAAGTGAGAAATATGAAAATGCTAAAACAGTAGATGACAAAATAGATGCTGTATCATCTTTAGACCCAATTACATTTACAAATTTTGACTATACAAAGTGGATAGATGATGCTGTTGAAGATGTTGCAAAAGATGTGCTTATAAAAAAACAGACAAAAGACAAAACGCAATACGAGCAGGATTATGCAGATAAATTAAAAGGAATAGCATTGGAGTTAGCAGGCACTAACGAATACGATGTTGCTGAAGTGAAATGGGAAAAGAAAAAGGCTGAAGGAGACCCTGCCTTTCAACAACCAGATTTTGCAACATTTTTAAATGAAAGAATTAACGCTGAAGGAGAAAGAAGATTAAAAGAATACGAATCATCTAGAAATCCAATTAATATTAATCAGAGAGTTAGTTTGCCAGGTCAAACTACAGCAGGAGGTGGTACTGTTTCAACTGTAAATACAGGAGCTGTTCAATCACTAGTTTGGTTATATAATGAGCCAGGGAAAGTAGTATTAACGAGACGATCTGATGGTAAAATAGAAGGGAAAGCAACTACTAAAGATTTGAAAGAAATACAAGGAGGTAATGATACTGATTTAAAGGTTTTTACTTTTGAAGGCGAAAACGTAGTTGTTGACCCAGTTCAATATGCTAAAAATTTCCATTATCAACTAGGAAAAGAGTACGTTGTTGGTGATGATCCTAAATATAAAACTTTAGATATAAATTTAAGAAATTATTACAATTCTAACACTCAAAAAACAGCAAAGTTATCTACTGTGTTCTATGACCAAGGTGCTAATATGTGGGGGCAATCAAAAGAGGGAGGTTATTTTCTATTAGCACCTAGAGATACTCATAGCCCATTGTGGGAAAATCCGTCAGCAGAATTAAATGCCAAAACAATATTGACTACTTTTTTTGGGATGAAAGATGTTGAGGGCAAGACAAAAGAAGAGATATTTCGTTTAATTAAAGAAAAATTTCCATTATTTTAAATAAGAAGATATGTCATATTCAGAAGAGTTATACAACAAAATAGTAGCAGAACCAGCTTTAACTAATGAGGCTACTTATGATGAGTTTTTATCAAGTATTGAAGACCCGGAGAAGTTAAAGAGCGTATACTTCAAAGCGAAATATTTTGACCCATATAATACTCCATCTACTATAGAGGAGTTTTCTGAATTATTAAAAAAAAAAGACGAGGGAGATTTTGGAGATTCGTCTCAGCCATTAGAGCAGGATACAATGCCTGTAGAAGAGACTACAAGTCAAATCCCTACGGTTGGTACTGAGGATGAATTAATAGACGCTAATTCTCAATTTAAGGCTAATATAAATGTACCTATGAATGCAATAGGTATCAATCCTATTAATTCCATTTCATTACAAAATGAGTCCAACAATATTACAGAAAATAAAGAGGTTGCTAATAAATCAGCAAATCAATTAGGTGATGTAGGTCAAAATAATATGTTGGAAAATTCCAATATAAATGTATATAACTTAGCAAAGAAAGCATCTCAAAATTTTAAAAAATATATTCAATCACCACTTGCTCAGGCTGAAATTGATATAGAAAATGACATAGAAGAGCTTGGGAGTAATTTAGAAGACCCAGAAAAAAGAAAAAGAAAGGGTGAAAAAAAAGCCACCAAGGGTGATGTAAAAAATGCTTATACTGAATTAATTGACAGCAACAGAAAAACTTATGACGAATCAGTAGAGTCACTTGGAAAGACACAAGTATATGGTGTTAGAGTAGATGGAAATAATTACGAAATAATTTATACAAATCCCGACAGGGGTGGTGTAAATCAAGCTAATTTATATCCGGGAACAGTTGGGGATGCAACATGGAATGGTTATGTCAGTTCAAGATATCAAGAGGGGGGTGTTTTAGGATATGATAAAAATCCAGAGGCGTGGGAAGATTTAAAAGAAGCTGTTATAGATATAGATGGATACGATATTTCAAACTTAAACGACCCTAATAGGTCAAATGACTTACAAACAAATTTAGCGTCTCACCAAGCAAAATATAATATTGCTACTGGTCTTACGGTTTCGCTGGGTGAAGTAGAAGTAGATACAGATAAAAATGCACGAGAAAAAAAATACTTTAGATCCTTAACTGAAAACGCAAGATTCTTTGCTAAAGAGCGTTGGAAAAAAGATGAGGAGATGGCTGAGTTTAATAACGCTAAATTAACTGAAGAAGCCACTTCTTATATGAAAGATGCAGAGGATAATTTTTATAGTGACATTTATAACAACCCTTTGACCAATCAAATTGGTAATGCAGCAGGTATATCACCATCAGATTTAATGTTTAAAACTAATGAGGATGCTGTAAAAAATCAAATAAGGAGTTGGATATATGAAAATGGCTTAATAAACGCTCAGGGGGATAGTTATCAACCAAATAAAGAAGAATTAGAAAGACAAATAAACGTCATATATAATAACATGAGAAGGGATGCCCAATATCATTTTGGAAGGGCTTTCATTGACAACGAAAAGTTAAAAGGGAATCCCGAACTTTCAAAAGGAGAAATAAATGATATGTTCCAAAAAATTCAGCAGAGTGGTTTAGACTACAAGGTTGGAGATTTAGATAAATCGGAACAGGCTTTAAGTGATTTTGGTATTAGAATATTTGACTCATCTAAAAATGATTATAAGTCATATTATGAGTCAAAAGCATATGTATTAGATAAGACATCTAAATTTAAAGGGACTACAGGCAGAATAAATGCTATTAATGGTCGAATTCAAGACTTGAGTCAGCAGTTAGAAAATTTAAAATCTAAGTATAATTTACCAGACGAAACATTTATTGAGGAAACTGGAAAAAGGATTGGTGATAGTAAAAGAAAATTAAATGATCTTAAATCTGAGAGAGATGCCCTGCTTATTGATGTGGAAGGCGAGTATTATAAAGACGAGGCGGCTTCTACAAGAGGTGCTGAAATAGAGAAAGAAATGCAATCCCTACTTATCAATAAAGATGGGGAATTGTTTTGGAAAGATGAAGTGTCTCAAAAAAAAGGAGAAGAATTGCAAAAAGAGTTGCAAGGTTTAATAGAGAAGAAAAAAGGCAAGTCATTTAAAGACGATAATTCTAAATCAAAATATGACGAATTAGAGTCTCAAATGCAAGCATTAATTAATGAAATAAATGAAAGCTCAAAAACTTTAGATCCTTTGAATTCATATTCTAAAGAGGCTAATAGGTTGGTGGCTAAAATAAATGCTTTACAAAGTAAGTTAACAAATATTGCTAATAGTAGTGAAGAGTTAAACTCAATAAAAGAAATACAAAGTCAACTTGAGTCTATAGATAAATATAATTCACAAATTGAGAATGCATATACTGATGAACATGGTGTTAAATATTTTAATGATGACTCAGGTATGGGATTTGAAAGTCGAAGAAGACAAAATTCATACACCGAGTCTGATTTAAAGAGGTCTGCAAAATATGACTCTGGAGGTGAGGCTTTTATTAAAGGTTTATTTGGTGGCGTTGCTTCATCTGTTTTAGGAATTGGCTCAACAGCTTTGTATTTAAATCCTGCAACTGGATTTCTTACAGAAAGTGATGAGACTTTTGATTCGGCAGATTTAGTTAAACTTACTTTAGATCAAGTATCAAAAGATGTGCAATCTTTTCAGAGTAATCCTTACTATAAAGATTGGGGATTAAATAGTATTTTATCAGGTGTAGGTGGGGTTGTTCCTGACTTGTTAGCTGTAGCTGTTACTGGTGGAGGTGCAGGTATTACTCAATTAGCAACAAAGTATGGTATGGGGCGTGCTATTTTAAAAATAGCAACTAGTCCTACTACGGCTTATTTTACTATAAGAAGCACAGGTAGTTATGCCTTAGAGTTAGAAAAGGCTGGTTATAGTCCTGCATCTGCTTTAGCTATGGGAGGTATGATAGCACAAGTTGAATCTATGATGGAGTCCTTGTTGCCAGAGTTTGGTTCTTCGGCAGAAAGAATAGCATTTAAAAATTCAACAAAAGAACTGATACAGGCCGGAATTAAAAACGGACTTTCTTTAGATGAAATTTTAAAACAAGTTTCGTCTAATTACTTTGAAAGTGCTTTAAAGTTTGGTTGGGATGTTACTAAACAGGGTCTTAAAGAAGGTGGTTATGAAGAATTCCTTCAGGGTTTATTTTCTAACACTTCTATGAATTTGCTTAAAGGTGAGAGCATTGCTTTATACGACTTTAAAAATGGAAAGATAACGGAAAATGGTAAAGAGCTATTAAAATCTGCCGCTATTGGATCTATAGTTGGGGGTGGAATGCAGTCAGTACAGTCTTATAAAGATTGGGTAAATTCTTCTGCAAATAAAGAGAGTGTAAAACTTGTTCAATTAGAAATAGGTAAAAATTATTCTTTAATTAAAGATGAGGTTTTAAAGGGAAATAAAGATTTTCAAGATAATGAAGTATTAAAATATTACGAAACTATTTCAAACACCTACTCTGACTTAAACAATAACCCAACATTTAAAAACTCCGGTGATTTAGAGCAGTCTGAAATTTTAGATAGGACATTAAAATTAGATGAATTATTAAAGGCTCAAAAGGAATTATCATCTAAGGGTATAGTAGACAAAAGCCTTAATGCTAATATTGAGGCAAAGCAAGAGGAGTTGTCTAAAATATTGGATGTTTCAAATTCACATACAAATGAAAGAAACGAATTAAATGAAAAGTTGAAGTCTATAGGTGTAGATGGGTATAGTTTAGCAACAAATGGTGTAATTACAAATATAATATTATCTCCTTCGGTTACTGAAGATAAGGCAGATGGTGTTATATTACAAGCAAAAGAATTAATTAATAATAAATATAAATCTCAAGAAGATGCCGTTCAAAAGTCAGAAACAGGTGAAGTTCCTGTACAGCCAGAAGCCGCAGTTAGCGAACAAGTGGAGGAAGGAAAATCCCAAACAGAACCTCAAGTCTCTACCGAAGAAAGTTCGGGGCAAAAAATAGAGCCACATGAAATGGGTGAGTTTGATGAGAAGTATTGGGGTGTAGATGAGGCAACTAGTATGGATGAAGGTTATTTGAAAAATAACTTCTGGGGATCACCATTGAAACAAATAGCCGCCTTCTTTAAGCTGGGTCTTGGTAGTGATAAAAATATGCGAGAAAAGAGAATGACAGCATATATCTTCAAGCCAAAATCATCACCTAAAAAATCATCTGAACAAAAAATAAGATATCCTGATATTGCACAAATAGCAGATGATATTTTACGTTTATTTGAAAATGGTGAAGGTAAGAACGATCAAAAGATAATTAATCGTGCAAAAGAAGTAGGGATGAGTGATGAGTTAATAAATAAATTCATTGACATTAAAAACTCAATACCTGAATACTCTGATAAAGAAGAAAAATATAGGTACGAAAAAATAGCATTCTCTCAAATGGAGAACGCCATAGGCGAATATATGGCTTCTCAAGGAATAGAATCTTCTGATGCTGATCATCCATCTAATTACGACCCTAATAGTCGAGAAGAAGGTGATCTTCCTCACGCATATAGATTCTTTGGAAGTAAAGGAAATACTGTATTGGGTGCTGTTGATATCACTCCTGAATTAGAGGCTAAATTAAATGACGAAACATTAAGTGAAGAGGATAGGGGAAGAATGCTTGCAGAGGCAGCAGGAATAGAGTACGACCCAGATGCTTTTGTTCACCTCAACACTACAAATGTTGCAGATTACGCTAAGAAAAACAATCTTAAATTACAAGGTGGGACAAAGGTTGAAGAGCAAGAAGATGTAGAGGAAGAAAGTTTAACTGATGAGGAATGGAATAATATGGTGTCTGAGGCTGAATCATTAGGAACGGACATAAATCAAGTTGCTCAAAATGTTAAACAAGATACTCGTAAGAGTAAAATAGTTGAGCAGATTAGAAAGGGTGCTAAGTCTCTCGCTTCTGTATTTCCAAACATGAAAATTGTTGTACACGAGAACACAGACTCTTATAACAAGGCAATGGATGTGTTGGGTGGTAGAAGGAATTCACGAGGTCAATTTGTTTATATGCCGACTAGTGATGGTTCTTACTCAGGGGCAATACATATTAACTTACAAAAGGCAAATGGAAGGACAGTTCCTCACGAAATTGCTCACGCTGTAATGTTAAAGTTGTTTGGTGAGAATGCTGAATTGTTTAAAAACTTCCGAGATAAAATAAAGGACCTTGCTAAAGGTAGAACAGTTAAGTTAAAGAACCCGGATGGAACTGTTGAGGAAGTATCTTGGGATGACTTGGCTAGTGACTTAGCGGATCGTTACGAAGACAATGAGCGTGGTGAGGAATACCTTGCTGAACTTACTGGTATTGTAAACGATATTGACTTAGAAGATAAGGGGTCTCGTAATATCTTCCAAAAGATAGCTGACTTTGTAAACAACTTTATCAGCAAATTCACAGGCTTAAAGGCAATTGATGACACCTCATCTGCTGAAGAGGTATTGGAATTCTTTGAGGGATTAAGCGGAAAGATTTCTAAAGGGGAGAAAATAGATACTAAAACACAAATAAATGATGCTATTGAAAACAATATAGCAGGTGAGGTAGTTGTTGCAGGTGTTATAAATAAAGAAGCAATTGCTAAATCTCAAGTAATTGATACGCCTATTTTAAATGTATATCAATCTGAAGAGGTTGAAACATTGCCTGTTATTTCTATGCAAGATATATTTGATAAATATGATGGAAAAGTAACAGCTATAAATTCAGACCCTACTCGTGTTGGTGAATTAACATTAATATCGGGTAAAAAAATATTTATGTATGGCGGTCCTAATTATGCTTCTTTAAAGAAAAATATAAGTTCAAATATTGGCTTTGCTACAACTCAACTAAAAAAAGTATTGTTAAATCTAAAGTACGCAAAAAGTTTATCTAAGGATAAACCTGTAGCTACTTTAATTGTAACTCAAACCCCATTATCATTATTAAGCAATTCTTATTCATTAAGATATGTGTTAGATGCTATATCTCAATTACCTAAGTCTGTTAGAAAAAGCAAGGAATTTAAAACAGAGTTTTTTGGAAAAGATTTAGTTACATTGAAAAATGCTTTTGGTGAAAAATCGTATAATGAATTTGTAAAAAAATACAGCAATATCGATTTGTCTGATGATGCACAGATGGATAAGATGATTGAAGAAATGGCATATAAACTTGCGGATGATAATAACCCAGCATCATTTAAAGCAAGAGGAGCTTTTTTATCTAATTTATTAGGAGGTATTGCCGAAAATAAAAATAAAGCAGGTTCAGAAAAAAAAGTAGGTTACTATTCTAAAACTCCAAGTAAATTTATTGCCAAGCAGTTATTTGAAAGATTTGGTTTAAATTCAGAAAAATTATTTTATGAAATAGGCGAAAAAAGCATTGTGGATGCGTATATGAATGAAGGTGTTTGGGGTATTGCTGTAGGTGGTTTTGAAACTGATCCTAATGCTGACGCTGAATCTGTTCAATCTGGTGGAGTAAAACATCCATTGTTTAATGCTAAATTCCCAGGTAAAAATCATTTCGCATTAAATGGAGGTTATCTAATTGATGAATTGTTTTTACCCGAAGCTATAGAAAAAGAAGGTGGAAAAATATACATAAAAAAGGCATCTCAAATGTTGGCTGGAAGTATGTATTTAAAAGGTGTTGTTGAAAAGGCAGAACCTAAAATAAAATTAAGCGAAAAGAAAAAAGGTGTAAAGGCAAAATCTCAAGTAGACACTAACTCTGATGCGTTTTTTAATGAAGCTGATAAAGTATTTCCAAATGACCATATATTAGGTGGATACGCTGTTACTGATGAGAACAATAAATTAATAGGCAGAGTTTCATTATCTCAAGTTAATGATAATGTTGTTAAAATTGATGAGGTAGTTAGTGAAAAACGAGGTGAGAGAACTGGTAATGGATCTGCAATAATGAATAAGGTTATTGGATTAGCAGATAAAAACAACGTAACTCTTACTCTTACTCCAAATTTGATACTTTCTCTTAAAGCAAAAGGGTTTGAAACTCCTTCAAAACTAGAAAAGTTTTATGAGAAATTTGGTTTTGAAAAAGATAAGGGAAGAGCTACGATGACTAGAAAACCTGTCTCAAAAGGCGTAAGGGCTAAGTCTCAAATAGATATAAACGCAGAAGATAGCCCACTATACAAAAAACGTAGTAAAGAAGATGTGCCATTTATCTCTAACGAAAGGGTAGAAAAAGCTATCTTGAACAATGAAGTTCCATCCGACCAAGTTAAAAGATATAAAAACGCCAAGCCTTTAGAAGAAGGTCAAGTGATTGGTGCAAGGTTAAATCTTAACGGTACTCGTGACGCAGGATTTGAAATCATGTCTATACATACAGGATATAGAGCAGGTGGTAAGGTGCTTACATATCGAGGTAATGTCACTTTAAAAAATGTTCAGTTTAATGTATCTCAAGGTGCAAGAGAGGCTATAGTTACAGGTAAAAGAGAAAAAGAGCCAATGGCTGTAGCAGCAGGTGAGTATACAACTAAAGAAGCAAATTTCGATGGAGTTGAGGTTAAATTCAATCCAAAAAAATTACACTTGTTTGTTGATGAAAACGGAAGAGCAATAAAGTCAGCTGAGGAAGTGACCATCATGGGTCATAGGGCATATGCTCGTGGTGTTATTACTTACTTTGAAGAGAATGAAGATCCAAGGGAAGCAAAGTATACAGCACCATCAGAAGTTAAATTTGCGAAGACAAAAGACGAGTTGGTAAACATTGCGGAGGATTTAAGAAACGGTGATATTACTGTAGAGGAGTTGGGGGTTGAAGATGTAACACCAGAGGAATTAGCAACAACTTTAGAAGAAGTTGCCGAGCAAATGGAGGATAATGTTGAGCCTGCAGAAGTTGTTAAGTCCTTGCCTAATAAAAAGGCAAAAGATGATGTAGAAACCATCATGGCTAAAGTGATTGCAGCAAACATTAAATCTCGAATGGATGTTAGCGGCAAGTCTAAGGATGAGGTTTTGAAAATGGCTATCATAGATTATTTGAAATCCGAAGGTGCTTCAGGTAATTTGTCAGACGCGGCTGACCAAATGATAATGGGATATCCTACACTTATGGAAAAAGTGGACAAGGAGTTGGGTGCTGCCGTTAAAAAAGAAAAAGCTAAAGTTCGTGCTGAAATGACTCCTGAGCAAAAGCAACTTGCAGACACTATTAAAAGAGAGGCACAAGCGGCTTTAGAAGGATTTAAAGAAGGTAAGAAGGAAGGTAAGGCTGAGGGTATAGAGAAAGGTAAAGAGGCAGGTAGAAAGGAGGGATTCAAGGAGGGCAAGAAAGAAGGTAAGGCTGAGGGAAGAGAGATGGGAAGAAAAGAGGGTATTGTTGCAGGTAGAAAGGTTGGTTTCTTTGAAGGTATATTCAAAGGCGTGGCTAAGGCTGAGTCTTCTCAACGTACAGTTGCTAAAGCTGTTCGTGATGCCATCAATGAACTTAAAAAGACTGCAAAAATATCTGACGCTGTTGCTCGACAACTTGTAAAACGTGCAGTAGGTATAACTACTGAAAATGAACTTACCGACTATATGAATTTTGTTAGTGAGGTTCTTGCTAATAATGAGATTGCTACAGCATTGAGTGAAATTAAGAAGTTGCAAAAGCAAGCCCTGAAGAAAAGAACTTACCAATACTACACTACTATTCGTCAGTTTGCTAAGATGCCTCTCTTTAAGAATCGCAATCTATTATTTGACTACGAGACTTTAGAGCAATATAGAGACGCATTAAAACAAATTGTAGAGGGTAAAGTTCCTGACATCTCTGGAATGAATGGAATGCATAGTACCGGAACTTCATTGTTTAATTATATGAGCAATGTAGCTTTATCAAATAAACAAGGGTTTGATATCTCTAAGGCACAACAAGTAATATCTGACATTCTTCAAGGTGTTTATTTTCAGCCATTCAAGATAAACAATATTGATGACTACAGGAAGTTTAGAAGACAAGTTTCTAAACTGAGAACAAACCTTGGTCAGTTATTGGCAAAGGGTGTTATTACCCAGGTTGATTACGATAACGCTATGGGTAAATTAGTTGACCTTGATGCCACTTACGAAACCTATACAGATTATTATCAAAAGCAAATTGACGCTATTAAAGAGCAGTTAATAAAGGATATATTTGATAATCAGATTAAGGATGTAGTTGACTTCATGAACAACAATCCAGATGTCTTTACAGACCCTCAAAAGGAACTCATCAGAAAATTAGCAGGAATGAATTCTGATGTCCTTTCTGAAGTTTTAGATATTGAAGATGCTGACACATTGAAAGAGGTTGTCGACAGCATGGAAGATGGTTTTGTAGACGAGTCGGCTCTGAGAAGATTGATAAGTAAGGCAGAGATAAGAGGTAACAGAGTAGGAGAAAAGTTAAACGCTCAGTTGGGTGGCATCCGTTCCAAGTATAAGAAAGGAGATATAGGATTCAAACTATTTAGAGACTTGATGACAAAGGCAGTAGTGTTTTGGGAGTCTCAATTAGGATTAACTGAAAAAGGAGCGTTTTGGAACTATGTATCTCAACCTATTACTCGTGCGATTAATCAATGGACTAAACTTTATGACGAGGGCATTAGACAATTTATGTCCGAAGTAAAAGATATAAAGTTCTCTGGCACTACAAGGGTTTACGATCCGGTGTCTGAGAAGTATGTAGACATATCCAACGAAACTTATTCTCGTATTAAGATTGGATTGGTAGGTCACATTTTGGATAATGCATGGAAGAAAGTTAACTCTCCACAATCTAAAGAGGATATGATGACAGACTGGTTGGGAAATATCTTAAACAACAAGTCAATTGCAATTAACTTTCAAAAAGGCGGTGATTACAATATGGCTATTGTTATGGACATTTATAAAAAGTTAGCCAGTGCTTATTCTAATGATAACGGAGGTATAAACCAAGAGGCTTTGTTAAATGCTTATGAAAAAGGCGGTAAAAGTCGTGACAACATATTAAGTAAAGGTGAGCAGGAGTATTACGATGCTTTAAGAAGGCAATTTGAAACAACCTCTGAATACGTTATTGCTGCTAATTCAATGCGTCAACAGAACTCCGAGACCAATCCTTATTATATGCCTCGTTCATATTTTGCAGACACTCGCAACAAGAGAACGTCTTCAGATATTAACAAGGAAGTTGCAGGAAAGGCAGGTCAAAGAGCCTCTGCAACTTACGAGCGTGTAGCAGGATTGCCATACGAAGCTCTAGAGTTTAATGTGGACAAATTGCTAAACACTCATTTAGAGGAAGTTTATAGAGACTACTCTTTAACAGAGGCAAAAGTATTTGTAAATGAAGTGTTTGCTAATGCTCGTGATAACGCTAAAACTGAAGATGAAGTTATTCTTTTGGATCAGCTACAAGAGTTAGCAAAGGGAAGAATTGAATTTGCTTTAGAGGATAGTGCAAACTTGCAAGCCCTAAGTGCAATTACAAAACTATTTGTAACAAATACCCTTATTGGAATTAAGCGTACACCTGTAGAATTCTTAAACAACTTAATAGCCTATTCAACAGGTAACAGAAGCTCAAAGTCTATTACATTACCATTTAATAAGAAAGAGCTAGATGATACAGACCAATTGTTGAAAAGATTTAATTCTTCAATTTATGCAGACGCTCCGAAAAGACAAGTTGTTTTGGGTAAGCGTATAATGGAAAAATTAAAGAAAGGTAAGATGGATGCCAAATTAAAACAAGAGGCTGCAATAAACCTTATCTATCCTTACTTAAACAACACAACTTCCTTTATGCGTAAGGGTGAGTGGAAGAGTAATTTTGACCGGGCATTTAAGGAGTTGACTGGAGAAAAATTCTCATTCAGCAAGCATTTTAATGACCCTAAATACAACGAGGCTATGACAGAAGCAGCGAGTTCTGCTGACTTTAATATGCGTAGGATTATGAAGGGTGGTAACAAGTCAGAGCAGTTGCAATATGTAAGACTTGCTCCTGAATGGATGTATAAGATGTTTGGAAATAAGAGAAAAGAAAGAGGCATGGTTTCTATGAACTCTTATTCATCTCTATTCCTTACCCTTTACACCGGGTTCATTGGTCATGATGTTACTAATATTGAGGAGGGATTCAAGAAGACAGTAACAGGAAAGGATATTAAGGATGGTCTTTCTCAAATGGGTGGGGCGGCTTTCAGATTAAGCCTATATCCAACTTTAATGGTAATTGCCGATGCTTTACTCAAGGCTAGCTTTGGAGACGATGATGAAAAGAAAGAAGGTGATGAGACATTGAATTCTCTCACTACACCTGAAGGTTGGTCAGACTTGTTCAAAACATTAGCGACTCAGATGGCATCAACATATGTGTCTGGTAAGTATGGTAACATTGCAAAACTTGTTGGGTCTTTTGCCTTAGATGCGGCTTACACATTTGGTGATGATAACCAAAAGAAAATGATTAAGACCATCATGAGAGAGCTGTACTTTACAGACCCTATGGATTGGGAACAGTCAAGCCAAGCAGCTAAGGATTATGTGTACAGAGCATCGTCTATTTTAACACCTATGGTTGGGATGGTTGCTAAAGAAATAGAAGAAACTATAGAAGACTTGCAGGATAAATCTCCTTATGAGAAAATTACTGTAGGTGATATTATAGAATATTTCACTAAGGATGAGGAAGGATCTTCAGCATGGCAACTATTTACAGGTATGTTAATGTTGGGACAAGGTTTATTTGCCGCTTCAGGAACTCCAATACCATTTGTGGATGACTTTGTAAGAATGTTTGATGACTCAGTTAAAAACCAAGAGGTAAATAACAGAGACATGAGAACAACCTTTGCAACTGAAACAGGTGAGTTGATTGATATGAAAGACCTAGTATTGAATGACAAGGGTATGGTAGATATCAATATAAGTGGAATTACACCTAGTGAGAGAAAGGAATTGTCAGAATTAGCAACTGAAAAGTTTGACGAGATGGTTAATCAGCGTTTTGGAACATTAACTCCAGAGCAAGAGGCTGAAATGAAAATGAATGTTAAAAAATATAGTAATTCATTGAAATCAACATATAACACACTTCAATCTTTTGTTGATAAGGCAAAGTTCGAGGCTATGAAAGAGTTAGGGTTTAATGTCGAGGAGTGGGATGTTAATGAGGAAATATTTGTAGATAAACAATTGACTGATTATAATGCCCCATCTCATGAAGATGATTTAATTGAAGACATCTTAAAAGGTAAACATTTAACTCAATCTCAGCATAGAGCAGAAAAAGAGGATCTTGACAAGTATATTGATGAAGAGTTTAAGAAATACGAGAAAAAAGACAAATTAACGCCAGGTGCTACTAACGCATTAAGAGAGTATTACAAGGCAAAATATCTCAATGAAAAGTATCAATTAAACAGAGAGCCAAGGGAATACGATTACATTAAAGAGTATGGTGATAAAATAATAGAAAGACCTAAAAGAGTGTCAGATGTTGAGGCTGAAATAATGAAGGAAAAAAATCAAGAATATAGAGAAAATAAAGAATAATTCATTGTAAATTTGTAACTATGAAAACACCTGAAAAATTATCAATACAGGTAGTAAATTTATTACTTCCTCGACTTCAAGACGAGTTAAACGCCTTTTATTTCTATCGTTCAGCAGCAAATTGGTGCAAGAATGTAGGGTACTTTAAGGCAGGGGAATTCTTTACTGAGGAGTCAGAGACTGAGTTAAAACACGCTAAGGCAATAGAAAACTATTTGGTAGATTGGAATGTGACACCGGATCTACCAAATGTATTAAAGCCCACACTTGAGTTCCGTAACCTAATAGACGTAATAACTCAAGCCTATGATATGGAATATAAACTATATGAGGCTTATGAGGAAACAAGTATGCGTATATTTAAGATAGGTGACTTGTGTGTTTTTGATTTTCTCCAGTCATATAGGGTAGGGCAAAAAGAATCTGTGGCTGAATATAGCGACAAGTTAAATATGCTTGAAGGCACTAATGAACTGAGTAAGTTTGAAATGTTAATGCTTGAAAAAAAGTTATTCTAATGGAAAGATATACTCTAGAACAAATAAAAGCAGTCTGCGAGAAAAAAAGATATCGTTGGCTTCCATTTCAATTAATTGGTATTAGAAGTTCAGCAGATAAACCTAATTCATTTGATGACTTGTTGGGTTATGTAGATGGAGATAATATAGTGTGGCATACAGGAACAACAAACCCTGGAGTTTATTGGCTAAAGAAGTTTATGAATCCTAAAGGATGTGCCGTTCTCGCAGAAGGTCAACACATTAATTCTTGGGTAATTGGAAAACATAAAGGTCAGTATGAAGCACTTGTACAATATGGTCCTTTGGATGTCTACAGAGACATTGACAAAGACGATAAGAGTGAGCAAATGGGTAAGCCCATCAGAGGTGTATATGGGATTAACTTTCATAGAGCAAACCCAAAGTTTATCAGTTCTATTATAGATAAGTGGTCGGCAGGATGCCAAGTTCGTAACAATCCAAAGGAATATGATGAGTTTATGACAGCTTGTAAAAATAGTGGTCTTAAATTCTTTTCTTACATTCTATTAAATGAAAATGATTTTAAGTCATGAATACAGAAAAAGAAATAACTTTGATACACGAGGAATTGCAAAACATGAATAAGAAGATAGATCGTATCTATAATGTTCTCATTGGTGATGAGGAGATGAAGATAGAAGGTCTAGTAGACAAGGTTTCTCAACATGATAAATACATTCAAAAACAAAAGTTATTAATTGCCAAGTATTCAGGCATAGCCACAGCTATGGGTATATTGGGAGGTATTATTGTTCAGCTCGTAATGAAATTAGTTTTATGATTAAATGGGTTAAGAGCATTCTTGCCGTTGATGGAAACCAAAGTAGCAAGAGGCTGGCAGCAATCCTTTCCCTCATTTGCTGTATTGCATTTTCTTGGATAGCCACATTTACTCCATACCAATGTCCAGAATATATGTTTGAGGGTTTACTTGTTGTTGCTGGAGGTGGTTTTGGATTAACGGTAATTGAGAGTATATTTGCAAGACACAAATCAAAAGAACATAATGAAAACAATCAAAATTAAGACACTAATATTTATATTAATAGCTTCAATGTGTGTGTACTCTTTAATTATCACATCTAAATATCAAAAGATTAAAACCACATTAGAAATAAATACTCAAAAAAAATCTGAATTTATTGACTCTTTAATTTTAACAAATCATAATTTGCAAAACTCTATGTATAATACATATAATACATATATTGAGCATATATCTATAATAGATTCTCTTAATAATAATAATAATAAAGAGGAAATAAAAAACCTTGTTTATCACATATTAAACAAGGACAACAAATAAAAAGTACGCTAATGACATTTAAAATACCCTTCCACCTTTCTCAAGAGGAAAGGACTTTATATGAGCTTTATACTCTAATAAACAACTCTATTAACAATTCAAATACCTTTTGGTCGCTCAAAAAAGAAGAGTCCATTGCTCCTAAAAGTGCAAAAGTTTCTGGCTTTATGGAAATTTGGAACGATGGAAATGTGCGTAGGTCGGACTCTTTTACTATCATTTGTGATGAAGATAAGCCAAGA